AAAGAAGAGTAGAAGGGGCTTTCGCCCCCGGTTGAACAGACCGGGCCGAAGCCCACCGATCTGCTCTCTCTTCCTATCCAGACTCGATATAGAGTCTCACGGATTTCTCCGTGTAGGGCAAGGGGAAGCTCCGCCCATGGTAAACCATGGATTAATCTGCCTTTAGAGGGCAGCTACCCACCGGCGTTTCAGTGTGACGGCCCGGTACCGTTCGGTCTCTTCTAAATGGTTCTGCTTAACCCGCACCGACGGATCAAATCCGCGGACGGACTGCAGAGCCTTAGAGAGAGCCGCGTAGTCGCCAATCACGTCAGCGCGACTGATTGGAGACGCCACCCAAGCGTGTACTTCTACACGCTGAAGCTTGTGGTTCCACCTTTTTCTGAGTTTGGCGTTAGCCATATTCCAGGAATGGGTGATCCATGCAGGCATCATCGATACGCGGCCAAGACCTCCGGAATCGTCAGAGAGATAAGGCATCGAGCCTAAAATCTTCTCTGTCCTCTTATAGAGGAACTCCGCGGTACGCCAATACCCCTTCTTATAGAAGAGGTTGGCGGTTTCCAAGGAGCTTATGACTTCGGAAGCCTGCCGACGATCATTGGGAAGCAAATTACGTACGTATGTAGGTGTTACCTCCATACCATCGTATGCATCCATTCCACAACTCTCTCTGAACTTACCAGTCCAAAAAGATTTGTGGATGTTCACCTTACAATTGTATTCTTGTAGGTGACCAATGACCGCTCTCGCATGTCTAGAGGGGACTAATAAGTCATCCCCATAGACGAACACCTCCAACGCGAATTTCTTAACGTTGGAAAGTGTCACAGGGAGCTGATGCAATCTCAGTAGAATCTCTATACAAGCAGTATAGAAATACATCGATTCTACTGGAAAGCAAAGGGCACTTCCCATGGAAGCGAACTTACGGAGGGGACCTATTACAGTTCCATCCGGAAGTACCGCGTGCGTCGAACGGCATGCTTCAATCGCGTCCTGCAGAGCAGGATTCGCGCGAAACATACGTAGCGATAAACCATGTGGTACACGGTCGCTCGCTTCGGAAAGGTCAAGTGTTGCCATTTGACCTGTTCGAGAGGCAGTCAATGCTCTTCTCCGATTGCCGGACTGGTCCTTAAATTGGACACGGCCAGCAATCATCACGGAAGATTCGATCATCCGATATAATTCGGATCTGATCGATTGTTGAGCGTACTGCATGCAGCACGGTTCAACAGCAATGATCCTTGGGCCTTTCATTGTTTTCGGAACAGGAGTCACCTTCACAGGTAACTCCATGTCCGGGGGAACGAACGATACAATCTGAACCTCCTCTCTAAGGTCGTTCTCGAACTCACAAAGTGAGATCGGGTAAGCGAATCCATAGAAAGGGAAGTAAGGTTCTAATCGTTCGTGCCAGGTTAACCACTTGAACTTCTGGTTACCAGAAAGTTTATCAGCGGTTGCACCTGGCCCATGTCGAGGTCGAATCTTATCCAAACGAATAGTCTGAATAAGAGGAGACCAAAGAAAATCAACAACCTGATCAAATCGGGATTGTAGATCTTCCGACACCGAAAACAACGCGAGGTCGTGCTCCGTGTTAACAAAGCCCGAGATCGCGGCTGATTCCCTTTCGGGAGTGCAGTCAAGCTCGACTTTGACGAACGTCCGGCAAATCTGCCGAACCGCTCCGACAAGGACCGAGACTTCTTGGCGATTTTGGGGGTCATTTAACACACTCCCTGTCTCCACGTCGAATATTTGACTGAGCATACCTCGCAAAAATGCGGGGATTGCTCGATACTTCCGGAAACCCTGGAAGCATTGTGAGTCAATTTTCCCAAATGCTAGGCTTCTTTCGAAGTCCTTGCAAAACTGGGGAAGGGATATCGTTAAAAACGATAGACCTTCATATTCGACCCGTGACCTGATTGTTTCTAGGTCACGTAAATCGGAGACATCAGCGATGCACTTGGCACAGGCGTCGGTATATACCTGCCTGGCCAACTCTAGTAAGTCACTTTCGTGGCTTTTCATCTCGCCTCCGTAATAGGGGGTCAAGATCCAGCCACGACATTCGTCTACCCCGAATTCTGGGGTTACCCCTACTACGCGTCGGTGCGTTAGCTCTCCAAGCCGTAAAGCTTGAGAATGAACGCTCCGGCCGAAGCTGTCATCCACGCCGCTAAGGCGTTGGACTGATCCAGTATCTGGGAACTGGTAAAGCCCTCCTCAGGGCGATCAATCACCAGATACACACCGGTGTTACGGTAATCCTGAACAGATGTCAGGGGATCCGTAGCAACGATGCGACGGTCAAGTCGCGCCAGAGTTCGGATGCGGGCTTGTTTTCCCGCACCAGTCTTCTGGTGACTGATGGTGAATTTATAGTCACCATCGGATGTCACGTACTCGGAGGTCACCCCGCCCTTAGAGGCGAGAGAACCCTGACGAGATACGAGAGCATGCGACTTCGTACCAGCCGTTGGATACGCGATAGATTGGGGATCGGCGAATGCCATGGTTGACTCCTATAAGTTTTAGTGGAGTTAACCAGCCTCTCACGACGCGGTTCCAAAGCGCGTCGACCTTTAGAGAGACTAGAGTTGAAGCGATCTCACGACCTGGACAAACCCAGGGCAGCAAGTATCGCTAGCTGCGTAGGACTAAAATCGTCCCACGTCAAGTTGAAACCGAAAGGGCTTGCAACATCGCGACATTTGGTTTCAATTTCTTGATACCAAAACAGGTTAGTGTTTCCATTAACCGTGTAAAGAGTCGTGTCATTAACGACACGCTTCGATACATGCCGCATGATGTAAGCGTACTTGGCGTGCAGATTGTCTTGAGCGCTGGCCACGATGTTGGAAACAACATCACCAGCGTTTGAGAACCAATCGGCAAGCCAAGACCAAGGTGTAACTTTCCACAGTAGCTCGGGTGAAAAGGCTAGCCCATTCATCCTTGCCCACTGCACCGCTCCATAGAGCGTGGCCAGATCTGGACGATTATCGTACAGCTTCTGGTCAAAAGCCGGAATGTAGTAGCTGAACTGGCCTTCGAACCAAATATCATCCACCTGTTCGGTGTATGTATTTGTATGTCCGTAGTTTCCATGTTCATCATACACGTAGAGATACGAGTACATCGGCGGCCACACAAGTGGGGTCGTCGAGTGCTGTATATTCTCCGTGCTACCACTCTTCCGGACGGAGCGACGTCGTTTCACGTACTGCCCATTATCTCGCATTAACTGCAAGAGGCGGGATTCGTACTGACGCTGAGTCTTCAAAAGTTGACTCAGGTCATTTAGAAACGGCGACCAGCCGAAAGTATTGTTTAGGAACTGGTTTGCGACTTCATTCCTGCCGGCAGACCCAAAAGGGTTATGCCGTTTTAGGAACTGTTTCGCTGCCCGTTTTGGACCGAAGAAATTTGCGGCCCCTCCTAAACTCTTCCACGATTTGCGGAAGTAATCGGCTGTAGTCTCGAGCATTTCGGGGCCCTCGCGGGCCTCGTATATGGCTTGTGCCATACCTGCCGAGTCTATTTTAGGTCTGGACTTATTCCAGCCCTCCGCTCCGAATGTGGACGCATCACCTGGTTTCTCAGTGGATTCGAGCGCTTGGTAGGTCATATCGACCGATCCCATTTGCCCGGATCCGAAAGAAGTCGGTACAAAACCGCCTTCATAGACGTACTTGAGACTCCCACCAAATGAATAGTGGGCCGAACCTTGTACGTCATACCAGGGATTGGAAGCCCGGATCTTGTAAAAGGGTCCGCCAGTTGTCCAAACTCGCGAACTCCGAATGGGACGTCGAAACCCATGGGGATTAAGATATCGAGGCTTACGCACTCGATTCTTTCTCTGAGCAACAGGACCGTATAATCCACCGGCAGCAAAAAGCTCCTCGGGGGACGCATACGGAACATGCTCATTACCAGGGTCAATCATCATGCGGTCGTACGTGTATAACAAGTACTCCTGCCGATGAACTTCGTCCCAACACCTCTCACCTAGGCGAGAGGCGGAAGCAGTATAGGTAGAGGGACGTATGTACGAATACCCATCACTGGGTATACGAACACCGTTATTCTCCGCCCACTCCTTCCCAACGAACGTATCCTTTGTAGGAACGTCTCGTTTTCGGAATCTCGGGCCTATCGTGCGTGCCACACTTACACCTCCTATTTCGGTTACAAAGAGCATCGCTGCTCCAGACGGC